TCATTGTCCTTTTTCCTTATTCAGATAATCAGACAGCATTCGAACACCGCTGCGAAAGAGATCGTAAACAATGATAGTGATGATCGCGTTCATCATTGAGAGTTGGTCGAACAGCTCGATGATTTCGACCAACTGCCCATGTGTCACATATTCGTTCATTAGGTTTCGTCTCCGCCAAAGATACCGCCAACGGGCTTAAGTTCTATGTCTTGCTCTTGTACTTGTGCGAATTGCTCGTAAGGGGAGCAGGTCACGTAAAAGTTCGATTCACCGCTAGACAGCTGAACAAGGCAGTCGTCTAGATAATCCATTTGAATACCTAGCTTTTTAAGAAACGAGTCATCGAGATAGCTAACACCTCTCGGTGTTACCACCTCAAAATGGACACTAACTCGAATTGAGTTGGGTTTGTGCCAACGCTCAACCGCAGACACATAGATGCTTTCGGAGTTGGATAGTGGGAACCAAGCCGGAACGGTGCCTATGTCATGATAAGGCCGAGTCCCGCAATCAGTACCCGTACAGTTAGAACGACCAGAACCCACGACAGGATGACCCGCAGAACCTTGGTGATGATGAGCTTCACCTTGTGGAGACGATACCGGATTTTGCTGCGTAGCTTGATAAGGCTGCGTTCCTGTTTCAGTTGACGCCTCAGAACCAGAAACCATATTAATAATTGCATAAGTGATATACCCAAATGAAAGCACGACCAGAGCCATAGCTGCTAAGAATTTAGGGTTTAGAAAGATGTTCTTTCCAAGACCCGCTTTGGTGATTTGTCCCGTAACGGTAGAGGCGTAGAGCAGGTGAACATCAAGCGGAACCTTGAGGTTGTAAACCACATCGTCTTTGCTTGGTTTGGTCACAGTTCGTGTTGGGTCATGCTCTAAGATTCGAGGCTTACGGTTAGAGAAAAAGATCCCGTCTTTCCCTTTGTGCTGTTTGGCCAGCTCGGCCACGCCTTTGAGCTCTTTAGGGACTTGGGCGAAGTCGGGCGTTAATAAAACAATGTCCCAGTTGTAGTGGCGGTGCTCCATGAAAGCGTTGTTGAAGTTCTCAGGGTAGATAATCCGTCCTTGCTCATCAAAACGTGTACGCTGACAATCGTCTATCTCGCCGTTGTCTAGTGTTGATGTGTCCACAGTCAGCCAGCGTGAGTGGAATAACTCAGAAAAGCCCTCTGGTAGATGAGACTCAAAGTCAGTGAAAGGGCGCTTGTGTATGTTGGCCATCTTAAAGCCAGCGTTGGTCGAGAAGATTTGCTGACATTCATCAATGAGGATGAAGGCGCCAATCGGAGCCCAACAGAAAAAGTACTTCCAAAGTTCGAAGCCTTCAGGATTACGCGAGCTGATACGAATGAGGCGAGCACTGTCCGGAAACTTTTCACCCAGTCGTTTCTCGATAATGTCGAGCGGCTGCATACCATGAATATTAGTGATGCACACTCGACCTTCTCGAAGGGCTGGCAGTAAGTCGAACCATACTGCACACGCTGATTTATATGAGCCGCCGTGACCATATCTAAATGAAGTTGCCATTGAATCACCAGTTAAAGAAACGCATGACTAAGGACGTCGCAAACGCATCAAAAATAATACGTAGTCCTCCGGTCACGTTGTATTGAATGAGGATGTAACGAACATCTGAAGGGAGCGCATTGAAATGAGATTCAACCAGCGTGTAAACGCCATACTCTGATAGCAAAGTCTGAGCGATTTTTAGTGCTACCTGAATCGATGCAATCTTAAGGTCAAGCCAAAGAGACACACACCAAAGGGCGCCATACTCAAAGCAATTGATGATCCAATCCGGTATGTACTGGATGAACTCGACCATGGTTTGGCCGACGTTGGCGATAAAATCGAGCGCTGAATAAATGAAATCCACGTTATTTACTCCGTTGACCAAACAAGATGTAGAGCGCAATGAGCGCGCAGATAAAGAGAATGACAGGGCGAACGTAAGGCGAAACGTCATCAAAACGCTGTAGGCCAGAATCAACCTTGGTGCCTTTAACGGTGAAAGACCTATCGCTTAACGAGCCGTTATTGAAGTTGGTACCGATAGAAACCAGACCTTTGATTTCATCAACGTAGTCTTCAATTGAGCGGGTTTTATCTGCGATGGTTTCATTGATAGCGATGAAATCAGACGAGGCGAAGATTTGCTCAGGCACATCATCACCGTGAGGGGAATTGAAACCAGAGCCTTTAAGAAGTTCTTCGATACCATCAAGGCTATTACCTAATTCGCCAATCGAATCACCTAAGCCTTGTAAATCTTCACGGACACCCTTAGTTGCATTGGTGCTCTTATTGACCGCTGTTGTAATGTCGCCATTGGCTTGTTGGATAAGCGCTTTGGTGTTGTTGTATATCTTGTTGTCATTGATTTGCTGTTCTTGTGTCGCTTGCGTGTTATCGACAAGCGAGCCTTTGACTGCAATTAACTCATTAACGATAGCGCCTTGAGTTTCATTGATGTCTGAATTCAAATCATGAAGGGCAGTGTTAATATCTTTGTTAAGTCCTGTAATGGCGCTCACAACTGCCGTGTCTGTCGATTCATCTGTGTCGGGTTCTTCCACATCCGGCTCATCTTCTACGTCAGGTTTGTTGAATGTATTGGTCGAGTCATCAGGCAAGACACTAGGATCTTCTATAGGGCCTGTTGGATCATCGGGGTTATGGGTTGGGTCTTCCGGTGGGATAATTGGCTCATCAGGTCCGTTCGTACCCCAGAATAAAGTGCCGCCATCACACTGATTTCCTGTGAATTCGAAATTACCGTGACATAAGGTGTTTTGCGTAAACTCACCAGACTCAACATCAGTGCAAAGGGTGCTGTCGTTTGGAATACGAGAGAGTTCGCAACGAGTCGCGCCAAAGTCACCATAACAAGCCCCCGTGACTTGTTCACCGTAAACATAAGCCAGCCACTGAAGGCGTTTTTCGTCACCCGTAGACTGTTTGAATTGGCAAGCATCCATACAAGTCCCGTCTGGATTGATGCCAAATTCACAGTTCGATTCGCACATGTTCTCGCGATTTTTTTCCGTATTTGGGGGGCACGTAAAGCCATACCAACCGTTCATCATAACGGTTTGACCTTCATAGTCACCGCCAGTGATATTACAAATAGAAGAGCCACCGAATCTGTTTACCGTTAAATAACACGTTGTCGTCTTGTAGTCCTTATAAGGAACGAAGCGATTCTCAAGACAAGAAAGTACGCTAGCAATGTTGTAGCTTTTCCCGTTCTCAGCACAATCAAAAATACCACCTACATCCCTTGCGGTAGCCGTTGTGGGAAATTGAGTAGCAGAAGCTTGGCTATAAAAAGACAGAAAGATTAACGGAAGAAAAAGCAGTAGTTTTTTCATATAGAAGCCAATAAAAAAGGGAGCCGAAGCCCCCTTGATTAACTGTTTAGTGAGTATTGATGCCACTCACAAAGCCGTGGAGAAATGCCCCCGCAAAGGAAATACCCAGAACGATAGCGAGAACATCCCCAAGTAAGTTACCAGATATAGGAGGCATTGAGGTTTACCGTTAGCGACGCAAGAAGCCAACAACCATGGTCACACCAAAGCCCAGTGCAGCCATACCAATAAGCCCCGCAACAACAAGTGATACGTTGCTTTGACCGCCAGTAACAGCGGCATTGATTGCGCCCGTGATATCTGGTGTATCAGCAAAAGCCGGAGAAACAGAAGCAAGCATAAGCGCAGAGCCTACGGCTGTTTTCTTGTTTACGACTGCGTGTTTTACGTTATTTACAACAAGTTCTAGTTTTTTCATTTGAATTACCTTTTACTCATAAGGCGAACAACACGACCCACCCCGTGACCAACAACCATGTTGATCAAGAGCACGCCACTGACATATAGGAACAAGTCACCATTGAATAGGACTGGATCCTTATATTCTTGATACTCCACCGCTGAAATCAGTACGTAGTCTTGGCAATTGTCGACGTGAGTTTTCGTCGCTTTTAAATTGCCGTACTGGTTAACAACGGTGACGCATACAGACATTTTTTCTAACCTTGAACTGATTTCATTGAAGCTTCGAAGTGCTTCTTAATTTCTGCGTCGACAGGAATAAGCGCTGTCACGATGGCACCCGCCAATGGATCTTCTGGGTTGATTTCAAGTTGCAATTGGTACTCACGACGAGGAACCAAGGCACCGGTGCGCTCAAGGAGCAGGGCGTATTCATGATCAATCATCAAAGGTTGATCCCATTGCGGGTTTACGTCACCAGATTCGCCGATGGTGCGACGCTTGAATTTCTCCGAGTTAATTTCACGTAGTGGGCGCGAGATGTTCAGTTGTGCACTGTCACCACGTGCCGAGTTCCAAGTGATGTCCATGCCTAGGACAAAAACAGATTTAGACATTTGTTAGGTCTCCAATATGTGTGTCACCAACTTGCCGTAGGTATCGGGGAAGGTGAATTTGGTTCCATCACGGACGAGCGAGCCGACAACGGTTTCAATGTCGCCCTCATGGAATTCGATTAAAGAGTTCAGGATTTTCCCGTACTGGCGACGCATCCAGTGAGCCGAAGCCAACAGGTCTAGCGCCGCACGTTTAGTCGGGACAGGTTTTGTATTGAATTGTTTTGCTGTAGAAATCGACGCTGCGAAGTCGTTGATGGCCGCGAATGCGCCAGCAGGATTCAACAGCACATCGATGTTCCATTTTTTAAGTTCAACTTCTGAGCGGTACCAAACCAAACCCGTGTTCGCGAGTTTCTGCTCAAGAGCCTTGTTGTAGATACGCCAGTAGATGCGAGAAGTACGAGAGCCGACAGAGTATTGCTCTTTGGTGTAATCAGGACGGCCATCACGAAAGCCCGCAATCGTATGGTCAACATGCAGAACCGGATTACGGCCACGCTCAGCCGTACGGAAAGCATCATCATTCCAAGCTTTGCGCGCGTATTCACAGTCAAAGATACCGTCGTAATCATCGTAAGCGAGATCGACACGCGCGAGCGTTTGAACACCAAGAACGTTTGTCAGCCAATCATGCAGCGACCAAGGCGCGCGACGGGCAAACACATGCTTACAACCAGTGCCATTGATTTGGAAATGCACCGTGTCATTGTTGCCACCGATACCCACGAAACCACAGAAGTCTTCGCCATCTGGTGAGGTCAACTTCATAGACTCAGAATAGAACTGAAAGCCAAGGCCACGAGGTGCAGAAAGAGACAATCCAAGCACTTGATTAGTGAAAATGCGCAAGCAATCTTCTAGATAATTGCGGTAACAGATATCAAAGGCGCTGTTGTACGCTTCAATCTCTTCGGCAGTGCCCGCGATGGTCGCATTAAACTGAGGTGGAGCAGGGAACTTGGGTGCCTTGCAGTGACGCTGTAACAGAGATTTAGGTGCTAAACCTTTGTATTCCTCATGCTTATGCAGACGTTGAATCGCGTTGTGACAATGGCGTAAGTCCTTGACTGCAAATGTAAAACATAGGTAGTCAATATGAACAGACTGCTCATCGAATTTCTTAAGGATGTTAGTTGCAGTAGTCATCGAAGACCCCTAAATCAACGCGTTCTTGGTAAGTGGTGTTGGTGATAGACACCAACTCATAAGAGACAAATTCAGACGAAGCCCAAGACTCAAGATGAGACATCGACTTAAGCAAATCCCATTCATCACAGCCTTTGACCAACACGGAAACCGTGTAATCAGGCAGCAAGTCGTAATAGATGATTTGAGCTAGGCTCATGGCTGAGCCTCCAAGTGATTACACCCAAGAGCTGATAATTCGTTTAGAGACGAACGGATATACTCGAAAACAGATTGCTGCTTGAAATCAACATCAGTGGGAACTGTTAGGTTCGTAGCATGCTTAGTCTGAAGAGCATCTATAATTTGAGTGACAGCGTCACCCCTAAAAGAAACACCATCAGACAAAGACTTACCAAGTTTGGGTACACCGAGTTTTTTCAAGTAGCGACGGATTAACTTAGCTGGATACTGCATGTAATGAGAAGCTGAGCGAACGACTAGAACGCCAGCGTTTAGCTCAAATCTTAACGAACCGATGAAGCGGGCACGTGACTGGTTCACTGATTTCGAAACGGATTGGTTAGCTTTCTTAATCGAAGCTTGGTGCTGTTCGTGTTGAACGCGTTCTTGTTGAAGGCGAGCTGCAAACGCTTTTTTCTCAGCAGAATGTTTCAATTCTTGAAAGTAACGATGGCACTCGATAGCGAACGGAGTCAGTTGGCCGTCGTCAGCATACATGGATTGGTTCAGGTGCTTACGGAAGAAAACACCAGATAGACGAGGACTAAGTTCAGATTCTTTTTCTATAAGAGATTTAACTTGTTCCGTAAGCATAACCAAACACCTTGACCGTTGAGAGTGACCACCAAGGCCAGACGAAAGCGTCAAGGGCAAACGCCCAAACCAAGGTGGTCAAGTACAGTAAATTCTGTGCTGATTAAATACAGAGTTTTATGTACCGTCAATACAGCAAATTTTGTGTTAAAGGACTAGAATGAGGTCAATGTGGCTTGGATAGGAAAATCAAAAATGTACACAAACCAACTCATTGATGCTTATAAAGAGCAAATGAAGTATGTGCAGTACAAACAAATCGCTCACGATTTGGGTGTAAGTCCGCAAATGATTACAGAGGTACGTAAAGGAAGAACTTATCTCAATGAAAATCAGATACTTATGCTTGCAGAAGCTGTCGGAGAAGATAAAGAAAAGGCACTTATCGGACTAGCTTTGGATAAAGCAAAATCTTGCGAAGCGCAAACGCTATGGTCGAGCATTGCAAAAAAGTTTAACGGGCTTGGATTACCAAGTATTTCAATGGCTTGTGCAGGATTTGCCGTAGCGTTTTCAAGCCCAGTGGAACCCTCGATTCAGTGCGCATTATATATATTATGTTAA